TGAAATTAAAGATTCTAGATCTATTTAGTGGCTTAGGTGGATTTAGTCTTGGATTAGAAAGGACAGGACAATTTAAAACAGTAGCATTTTGCGAGATAGATAAGTTCTGCAATTTAATACTGCAAAAACACTGGAAAGGAACTAAGATATATAACGATGTCAAAGAAATCACAAAAGAAAAATTCATTACAGACGGAATTCAGCTTCCCGACATTATCACAGGAGGCTTCCCGTGTCAGCCGTTCTCGGTTGCGGGAAAACAAAAAGGAACAAGTGACGACCGACATCTCTGGCCTGAGATGTTTCGAATTATCAAAGAGTTTACCCCGAGGTGGGTTGTTGGAGAAAATGTCAAAGGCATTACTAACATCCAGGACGGCATGGTCTTCGAGACTGTGTGCACTGACCTGGAAGGAGCGGGATACGAAGTCAGGACGTTCAATATTCCAGCTGCAGGCGTCAACGCTCCCCACAGAAGGGAAAGAATGTGGATTGTGGCTCACGCCAAGCGCTTCAATGAGATCGAACCGATCAGAGGAAGCAATGAAACACAGAGAGGAATACAGGAAGAGCATAGGCAGGACGACAGTTCCCCCAGGGAATCTAGCCGAACAAGTTCAGTACGGCAAAGCGACAACGGACATGAAGATGTGGCCGACGCCAAGAGAATTCATGTACAAGGACAGCAAGACAGATCGGGGCAAGAGCAATCTCGGAGAAGTGGTTGGTGGGAGTCTGAACCCGACGTGGGTCGAGTGGCTCATGGGATACCCGGCAGGGTATACCGACTTAAAGGATTGGGAAATTCTATCGTCCCGCAAATCGTCGAAGAAATAGGACGTGCTATTATTGAGGCTGAGAGAGAATGATACCTTTCCCAGATAAAAAATATAATATTATTTATGCTGATCCAGCTTGGCATTTTCAAAATTATAATAATGCTAAAGCACAAACTAATCCTGAAAATCATTATAAAACTATGACAATGAAAGAAATAGCTGATCTTCCTATAAGGGATATAGCAGATAAAGATTGTGTTTTATTCATGTGGTGTACCGATCCATTATTACATAAACAAATACCTATTGTTGAAAAGTGGGGTTTTACTTATAAAACAGTAGGATTCCATTGGGTAAAAACTAACAAGGATAAATCTAAAAATTTATATTTTAAATCAGTCGGATATTGGACGAGAGCAAATCCTGAAATTTGTATTTTAGCTACTAAAGGTAAGCCAAAAAGAATTGGAAAAAATGTTGATAGATTAGTTGTAGCAGATCGTAGGGAACACAGTAGAAAACCTGATTGTGTTAGGAATAGAATAGTTGAGCTCTGTGGTGATTTACCTAGAATTGAATTGTTTGCTAGGCAGCGAACTGAAGGCTGGGATAGTTGGGGGAATGAGATATGAAATGGAATAAAATTTATTCTTACCCTAAAACAGTAAGGTCTTCGGTTGATGGTGTGCGTAAGTATTCTATTGGTGAGGAGAAATTACCTAGTGTCACGACTATAATTTCAAAGACGCAAGACGCTAGTAAAACGGAAAGTTTAGATAGGTGGAAATTAAGGGTAGGAGAGGTCGAGGCAGAGAGAATTAGGAACACAGCTGCTGCTAGAGGCACAGCAATGCACACTTTTTTAGAGCACCATATTAAGGGGGGCAATGTACTAGATTTAACTGACGTGGGGCGAGAGGCCGGTCGCATGGCTCAAACTATTATTGATAAAGGTTTCCCAGACTTGGAAGAAGTATGGGGTGTTGAATGCACTTTGCATTATCCAGGTTTATATGCCGGTCAGACTGATATGTGTGGAATTTACCAGGGGCGAGAAAGTATAATAGATTTTAAACAATCGAATAAACCCAAGAGGGTTGAGTGGATAGAAGATATGTTCTTGCAGCTAGTGGCATACGCCACAGCTCATGACCAGGTTTATGGTACTCATATTGAACAGGGGGTTATCTTGATGTGTACGCCGGATAATTTTTTTCAAAGGTTCATCGTAAATGGTAGCGAGTTTCGAGAGTGGAAATGGAAATGGCTACAAAAAGTTTCAGATTATTACGAATTAAAGAGTGTGGTATAAATATTACAGTGTGATATAAAAGACACTATTGTGTCTGAAATGTGGTAATTGCCACAAAGTTGCCACAATCGGTCATTTTGTCTCGATAAATAGGAACTCGAAAATGTGGAAGATTTTCCAAAAACACAGCAAAACAGGTGCGACAGTCTGTCCATTTGGTTGATTTCTCTTCAAAAGTGTGGAAAAAGGTGCCAAAAACCCGCATAAAACGCATTTTACATTTCAAAAATGTGTAAAACGTGGAAGGGCGGAACCGCTATTAACATTGGTACATAAGGATAGTACGTGTTTTCCACATTTCCACATTTATTTTCCCAAACTTGGGGCGAGTGTGCTCAAAAGTATTTTACATCTATATGTGGAAATGTAGAAAGTGTTTAATACCAATGGTTTTTCACGATTTAGCCTGTTTTGAAAACGTGGAAGATTCGGAAGATTTTTAAAAAGTGTTGTATACCAACGCTTATTTAAGGTTTACTTCCACATTTAAATGTGGAAGACAAAAATATGATGACAGAAACAGAATTTTGGGATAAGTTCCATGCCAAGCACAATCCGGGTCATCACTATGCAAAAAAGAAGATCGAGAAGAAAATCAAAGAGAAGAATCAAAAACAAGAAGACAATCCCCCTAAATTTAAAATCTTTAGGAAATGATATATCTAAATATCCGTTTGTGGAAATAGAATGGGCGGACATCGAAGGGGACGCTGGTTGGAATTCTACTAGATCTTTAAATAAGTCAAAACTACCAACGTGTGTATCTAAAGGTTATCTGTTAAGTCAAAAACATGGTGTTACAAGAATTTTTTGTGATTTTATAAAAACAAAAGACAAAGAAACATTTGAAGATGTTGGTAACACAACTATAATTCCAACATCAGTAATTCAGTCTATTAAAAAGATTAGTTAAGTTTTTTAAGGTTTGGAAGTCTTGACTCTTTAACTTTCTTTTTAACTTCTTTCTTAATATCTTCTGGTTCAACACCTTCAAGTATAGGTGAATATTGATCTATAATATCTTTCATCCTCGTCTCTAGTTCCTCAGCAGACAGATCATCTAACTTTCCTGTTCGTATAATTTTTTGTTCAATATATAATCCGGCTGCTTTACCTCTAGCGACCTCTGCATTAACTGCTGCTGACCAAGCACCTTTTTTTAATGCCTCTTGTCTAATTTTCCCAAGCTCTGTTATATGTCTACCATAAGTGACATCATATTTTTTTTGGTATTCTTCTCTTATCTCGCCTATGTATCTAACAACTAGAGGAAATAATTTAGGGTTTTGTAATTCATATGCAGTTTGTCTTGATCTGTTTTTTTCATATCCGGCCTCAATAGCACATTCATAGCCATATTTACGACCTTCGTTGGTTACAAGCTCATGGGCAAATTTTCTTTGCATTTCTGTTAATCTTTTTGGTACTCCCATACTTGACCTTTAACGTTATTTGTCGTAAAAAGCAAGTGATGATTGACGCTAAAATAATACGACAAGTGTTAGATAAATTTTTGAAAGCAGAGATAGTCAAACACGCTAGAATGCAAGTTATGACGGCAGATGGTGTATTTCATGATATTAAATCTATAAAATTGTTGGAAAATAAAATTATAGGCCACAGAGAATCACACCGAATCGTTATAGAAGTTATACCTGAACACGCACCTATGGGCAAAGTCATTAAAGATCATGGCGGAATAGTCTTGTAATGAGTGATTTAAAAACGGTGTCATTATTTGATACATTCGTTTATCAGGCCGAAATACCAAAGTATTTAGATAATAAAGATTTTATGGCTGCGTGTGATGAACATACAGACAAAGCTATTGCAGATGCAAAACAAAGTATTGACAGCAGACATAAGAAATTAAATGCACAGATTAAAGATCATGGTATGTCTTATCATTCAGGACCAGAATTATATAAAGAGGATAGGTTTGGTGATTTTGAATTACTAATTAGAAGAACTGCTAAAAATATTTTAGAGGAGCAAGGCTTTGATCTATCAAATCATTTAATAGATTATACTGAGATGTGGATTCAAAAATTTGCGTTTGAAGGTGGTGGACATCAAGATACTCATGTCCATTGGGATAATCATATTTCAGGTTTTTATTTTGTTGAGTGTTCTGATAGGACCTCAAAACCTATCTTTCACGACCCTCGTTCAGGTCGCATGATGCTTAATTTACCTATTAAAGATCATTCTAAATTATGTCCAGCTATGGAAAGACAGATTTTTTCGATTAAACCAGGTACATTGTTGTTATTTAATTCGTGGCTGCCACATCAATTTAGTGTGGATAATGGCGTTGATCCCTTTAGATTTATTCATTTTAATCTACAAGCTACAAAATTGCAAACTGATACAAAGCATATATAATTGCAAAAAAACCCGCTAGTATTGTAAAGATTAAAACTGTATATGCAAAACCTAGTATATAAAGTATTATTTTTTTCATAATCTGAATCTTAACAATATTTAAGAGCCATTGTTATCCTCTCTTATTTCTCCAATAGTTTTAGCATGACTAGCCAAAACTTTTTCAAGTTTAGCAATTCTTTGCTCTAACATATCAACCACTTTATTTAGTCTTTTTATTTCTTTGTCCATTTGATTTGATTTAACCTTTCTTGTTTTTCTGTTTCTTTGTCTTGTTTATATCCATCAATCAACCATGCGCCTATGACAAAAACTATGCCAAAGG